AAATTTCTACTGAAGCATCCTCAAGAGTATCAGGTGATGCGTCTTTATCAACTGCAATTTCTACTGAAGCTTCTACAAGAACTTCTGCTGACGCTTCTTTATCGACTGCATTATCTACTGAAATCTCAACTGAAGCATCAACAAGGTTATCTGCCGATAATTCATTATCAAGTGCGATTTCCACTGAAGCTTCGACAAGACAATCTGCCGATGAGTCTTTGTCAACGGCAATTTCGGCCATCAATGCTTCGGACTTTGGTAAAGTAGGAACTACAGGAGTTGTTAACGGAACAAATAAAGATTTCCCGTTGGACGATGAGTTAGTTGCAAATACTGAATTTGTATATTTAAATGGTCTATTACAAAGTGCTGGTGACGACTATACAGTTGTTACAGCATTAGGTGGTAACATTGCGCAAATCAACTTTGTTACAGCACCAAAACTTGGTTCTACTGTTCAATTTGCAGGTAACATAGTTGCTTAAGTTATTGTTATAATAACAAAAAAAAAAGAGTCCTTAGGGACTCTTTTTTTGTTATAGATTATCGTATAAATTTGTTTTTGGATTATAAATCAAATGTTTATTACCCCCATTAAACAAGTTATATATCATTTTATCATAAGTTTCAACCAACATTTCATTATCAGCGTGATATCTTTGAAGGACCTTATCATTTCTTTCATGATATTCTGTTAAATTATTATCGTGTTCGGTTAAAATATAATTTAATTGTTTTGACCCCTCAACCGTATCAGATCCTTCGTAGTAATAACCAAGATCTTTACACAAAGGTGCGTTATGTAAAACAGGATAACCAAGAAACGCTGCGTCCAAATATAAATAATTCAAAGGATTTAAAACTTGATGACAAACTAAAATATCAACATACTGACTCAAAACAAAGGCCGTTTGATATCTACCTTCACCGGTAACTTTACCATCTTTATATAAATCGAAAGTTTTTATCAACCCCATAAACTCATGATTTGTTTTCAAATTTTGTGCATTTGTAATCATTAAAGAATTGATATTTTTTTTACCAATTTCACCTCTGTAACATTCTTCTGTTATCATAGTTGGAATAAGTGCGTATTTAACAATATTAATATTTGGCTCCATCACACCAATAGTTTTCTTTTCTTTAAAAGGTTGGTATTTATAACCCTTTTTATATTTACCATCGATAAACCCCTGTTCGATTTCTTTAACACTTTCTAACAAAAATTTATGATGCCAAATGAATGGAACCATAATTGCATTTGTTCGATATAACGTATTATAATATCCATAATTTGTTTCATGTTGTTGTGGTATATACCATACTTCATCAAAAGTTGTTTCGATTTCCATATATTTTTTTTTGTTTTCATCAAACAAAACTTTTTCCATATGTAATACATAATTGTTTCCACATTTATATGCGACATATTTTTTATTTCCCGATTCTTTAAATTTCAAAACTTTTTCTTCATGGATTTGAGATCCCATCGGAAAGATTAAATCCATTTCCATATATTTGTCATCAAAATAAAATATATCAATATCTTTAAGATAGTTTCCTTTTTTGGCATCATCACCCTCAACCTTATTTGTATTTAAAAGAAAAACCTCATAATTATTTTTTGATTGTTTTAAAAGGTGAATAAACATCAATATATTTTGTTTTAAACCATTAGTCCAAATAGACTCGGAATAATTCATCAAAGATATTGTAATACCAATTTTTAAATTTTTCATTTTATAAGTTTTAATATATTTTATTTTCTTTCCAATCGTATTGTTTTCTTTCAAATTTATTGTTCAATACATTATCAACCAAATACTTATATTGCAAAACTAAATTATCATTTTGAGATGTATACCTTTTGATTATCTCTCGATTTTTAGTTAAGTAATTTCCATAATTATCGTTATGAGTTTTAATTACCTCATCAATTTTCAAAACCGCATCATCACCGTCAAATCCTTCGTAATAGTATCCAACATCTTGACACATAGATCCATTATGGATGATTGGATATCCCATCCATGCAACATCGAACCATAAATAGTTTAAATTATTTTCCCATTGCCAACTTAAAACAAAATCAACGTGTTCGGTTAAAACTTTATCTGTTTGGAATCTAGATTCAACGGTCAATATTTTATTTTTATAAATGTCTGTTGATTGAATAAAATTAACATATGGTTTTGAGTCTCTTATTAATTCAGTTCCAAATACGTAAATGTGTTTTAATGGATTAGTTTTTTGACTTTTATTTAGTATTATTGTTGGTAATATTGAATTTTTCATGACCGACATGTTTGGTTCTAAAACTCCACATTTTTCAATAGGTCTTGGTGTGTATGTAGATTTTTCTCTAATCTCAAATGAACGTTCTATAACAAATGGATCCCATATAAAAGGAACTACAGTAACTTTTTCTTGTCCTGTGTAAAATTTATAAAAAAAGTAATTAGTATTCTCCATTTGAGGAATTGACCACACTTGATGAGGTATTTGGTCATAATCAAATCTATCTTTTAAAGTGTTATTTTCTCTTTTGTAATCAAACAACATTCTTTCAGTGTTGATTAAATAATGATTACCACATTCATATGTTACAAACTTCAAGTCTTTATTTTTTTGTTTCCAATTTGAAAACATTTTTTTACTAACGGTAAGTCCTACTTGGATTATCAAATTATATCTTATATTATAAGATTTTTCTAAACTAAATGTGTTGATTTCTTTTTCATATTCACTAACGTCATCTATGGTTTTTTGATCTCCACAAATCAAATCCACAATATACCCACCTTTTTTCAAAACTCTTGCTAAGTATAATGCGTTTTGATTAACACCATTTGCAAATAAACTATTATTTATCTTAACGGTTATCCCAATTCTTTTCATTCTAAATTCCTTTTGATTGTTTTATATATAGATAGATTACAGATTCTTTTTCTTCCTTTGTTTTTGCATGAACCCATAACCATAAAAAAGATGTTTCTAAAACTGTAGATTTTTGTTTTTTTAAATTAACAATTTTTTGTAATAAAGTAATATCTGATTCTACAAATTCAATTTCTATGTTTAACTTTTTACAAAGTTTATATAAACTCAATAGGTCATTTTTTTCATATGCCTTGTGTGATTCAATATAAATTTGATTTAAGTAATTATCATTTATTTTATCAGGATGAGTCTGTTTTGCAATTGTTCGATATATTTCTTTAATTCTTTGTTTATCATTTTCATCGACATCATATATATCTTCTTTTTTTATCTGTGTTTCTCCATTTTTTGTGTCCCCTGAATTGGTTATTGATTCATCTGACAGACCAACTACTTCTGACATGAATTGTGTCTTATAGGTGTTTGTGAACTCTTCAACGTAAATCTCATTCAATTCTAATGTTTCTAACTCATTCAATAGAATTTTTATTTTATATTCATATAGTTTGTGATTTTTCATCTTTTGATAAATAGATAAGGTTTAATTTTCAAACCTATTTTCTATGTATTAAAATTAACAATTCATTAAATAAAATCAATAAATAATAAATTGATTTTTGATTACTTAATTTGAGTTATATAAAAGTTGGTGTTGGTGTTATTGTTGGTGTAACACTGGGTGTCACAGTAGGACTTAGTCCAGGTGTCACTGTTATTGTTGGGGTCATTGTGGGTGTTACTGTCATAGTGGGTGTTGGTGAACAAGAATAATTTATAAACTCAGTGCAACCACTTGAGTCAATAACCTTAACATTTACAACACTTGCAACATCTAAAGGTGGTGGAATATCCAACACCAAGACCGGAGGAGCAACAACGGAGGACGCAATCAAATAACAATATGTGTTTGTTATATCACAAGCGTAAAAATCAAAAGGAGAATTACCAGATATAGAAGTTATTATTATTTGTTTCGGCATGTCTTAGTTTATAAATACTTTATTTTACTATACATTATAATATTTTTTTAAAAAAAATCCATGAAAATATTTGTCCAAATCGCATCTTATAGAGACCCCCAACTTATACCAACAATCGAAAACTTGTTAGAAAATGCCAAAAAACCTAAAAACATAGTTATAGGTGTTGCAAGGCAATTTCATCCTGAAGATGGTTTTGACGATTTATCTAAATACAAAAAAGATAAAAGATTTAGAATTTTAGATATTCCTTATACAGATTCAAAAGGTGTTTGTTGGGCGAGACATCAAGTCCAACAATTATATGGTGGTGAAGAATATACTTTACAAATAGACTCCCATATGCGTTTTGAAAAAAACTGGGACGATGAAATGATTAAAATGATTAAACAACTTCAAAAAAAGGGATACAAAAAACCATTACTTACAGGTTATGTTTCATCATTTGATCCTGAAAATGATCCTGAAGGAAGAGTTAAAGAACCATGGAGAATGTCATTTGACAGATTCACCCCCGAAGGTGTCGTGTTTTTCTTACCTGAAACTATTCCTGGTTGGCAAGAAATGAAAGAACCTGTTCCTGCAAGATTTTATTCTGCCCACTATTGTTTTACATTGGGTGAGTTTTCAAAGGAAGTTCAACATGATCCTGAATTTTATTTCCACGGAGAAGAAATTTCTATAACTGTTCGAGCCTACACTCATGGGTATGACTTATTTCATCCACACAAAGTTCTTATTTGGCACGAATACACTCGTAAAGGTAGAACAAAACAATGGGATGATGATAAAGAATGGTATTTGAAAAACATTTCGTGTCATAAAAAAAACAGACAACTACTTGGAGTTGATGGTGAAAAGTTTGATGGAGATTACTTAGAGTGGTTCGGATCTGAAAGAACAATCAAAGATTACGAAAAATACGCAGGTCTTTTATTTGAGACAAGAGGTATTCAACAAGAAACAATTGATAAAAAATATCCACCAAACACTTACAATTTTGAAAATGAAGATGAATGGAAAAAATCATTTTCAACAATTTTTAAACATTGTATTGATTTGAGTTTTAATAATGTTCCCGAAGAAGATTATGATTTTTGGGTAGTTGCGTTTCACGACGACAAAGATGAAACGATATATAGACGAGATGCCGATATTAATGAAATAAATAATTGTAAAAAAGATCCTGATGGATACTGTAAGATATGGAGAGAGTTTAATACAACTCAAAAACCAAAATATTGGGTTGTTTGGCCTTATTCTAAATCTAAAGGTTGGTGCGATAGAATAACTGGCAATTTATAAAAAATGGCAAACATATCTTTTTATGGTTCACATAACGCTTCTGTTGTTGTTGAAAACCAAGGTGAAATTATTGTAGTTATTGAAGTTGAGAGATTCCTTTCACAAAAAAATGCGGGCTATTCGCAGTATTTAGTATCTTACACAAGACCTTTTTTACTTAAACATATTGTTGAGTATATCAAAGACGAGTATGGAATTTTTGAATATGATAAATGTTACTTTTTAAATTCAGATACTATCGAAGGTAATACAAAAGTTCATTATCAAAAATTAATACCAGCTAAAGAATATATAGAATGTCTCCATCACTTAAGTCACGCAGCTTGTGGTTTTTATCAAACAGACTACAACGAGGCTTTGATTGTATCTTTTGATGGTGGTGGTAACGATGGATTTTTTAATATCTACCACGCAAAGGATAGAAAGACAATTAATATCGTAGAAAAATTTAATATTGATTTAGGATTTCCATACATGTCTTTTGGGGATTACTTAGGAGACATAAGAAGAGAACCGGCTCTTAGCATTGGTAATTTAGTTTATTCAGGAAAAATTATGGGTCTTTGTTCTTATGGTAATGTAAATGAAAATTGGTTACCTTATTTTAAAGAGTATTATAGAAAAAAACCTGATGGGAACAACTACTTACAATATTTGAGTGAGTTGGGAAGTCAAACAAATTTATCATTTGATATAAATAATAGAATGACAGATCAGTTGGGTTGGGACGTTGCAAAAACTTCACAGGTTGCATTTGAAGAAGTCTTTATAGAAATGATTAAACCATTTTTAGATAAGTTTCCTAATATACCTTTAATTCTTGTTGGGGGTTGTGGTCTTAATATTTTATTGAACACAAGATTACACGACGAATTGAATAGACCTGTATTTGTTCCACCAAATCCAAATGATTGCGGAATTGCAACAGGTATGATATTAAATCATATTAAACCCGAAAAGGCGATTGATATTACGTATTCTGGTATTGATATATTAGATAAACACACACTAATGTCTCACGTTGAGGAACGGCACGCCAAACCAATTAATTATGAAAAACTAATTGATGATTTATCTAATGGAAAAATTGTTGGAGTGGTTAGAGGAAATTCCGAACATGGTCCTCGTGCTCTTGGTAATCGAAGTATTATTTGTAATCCGGCATATGATAATATGAAAGACATACTCAATCAAAAAGTAAAAAACAGAGAATGGTATAGACCATTTGCTCCTGTCTGTAAATTAGAAGATGTTTCTAAATATTTTAATTTTAGTGGTGAAAGTAGATGGATGGGATTTTGTCCTACTGTAAAAGAAGAGTGGAGAGAAAAATTGGTTTCTATTACCCATGTTGATGGAACCGCAAGAGTTCAGACCGTTACAGAAAAACAAAATCCTTGGTTATATAATTTACTCACCGAATTTGAAAAAAAATCTGGTATTGGAGTTTTACTAAACACATCATTCAATGTGAATGGAAAACCAATACTTTCAAGATATACCGATGCAATTCAAGTTTATGATAAGACACAGATGGATTGTTTAATACTAAATGATTATTACTTCACCAAACATTAATAAAATTTTTTAAAAAAATTACGAGGTTTGAATTCAAAATTGACAATAGTTACTGGTTTATGGGATATAAAACGAAACGAACTTACAGAAGGTTGGGCAAGATCTTATGATCATTATTTAGAAAAATTTTCACAACTACTAGAGGTAGATTGTAATATGATTATATTCGGTGATGGTGAATTAGAAAAATTTGTTTTTTCCAAACGAAGTCCTGAAAACACACAATTTATCGTTAGAAATCTATCATGGTTTAAGGGTGAATTTTACGATAAGATCCAAGAAATTAGAACAAACCCAAATTGGTATAATTTATCCGGTTGGTTAAAAGATTCAACACAGGCAAAACTCGAAATGTATAATCCTCTTGTAATGTCAAAAATGTTTTTATTACATGATGCGGTTATATTAGACAAATTTAATTCTCAAAAATTATTTTGGTTAGACGCTGGAATTGCAAACACCGTAAATATGGGTTATTTCACTCACGATAAAGTTTTAGATAAAATAGAAAATTTATTTAATCGTTTTACTTTCATCGCATTCCCATATGATGCCGACAGAGAAATTCATGGTTTTGATATTGATTCGATGACCGAGATTGTTGGTCAAAGAGTAAATAAAGTATGTAGGGGTGGTTTTTTTGGTGGTTCTAAAATGATGATTAGAGAAATGAATACTTTGTATTACGATCTAATGAGAACCACATTAAATAACGGTTTAATGGGAACGGAAGAAAGTTTATTTTCTATTATGACATATACCAACCCAACTAACATTGATTATGTAGAAATAGAATCGAATGGACTACTTTACAAATTTTTTGAGGATGTAAAAAATGATTCTGTCATTATTAAAAGTTTTAGAAAAAATGAACCTATTGTCGTTAATAAAAATGGGGATGTTGGATTATATGTTATAACGTTCAATAGTCCAAAACAATTTGAAACTCTAATAAAATCTATGTTGGGATATGACATAAACTTCATTTATAAAACTAAAAAATTTCTACTGAATAATTCAACGGATCTGACGACAACTCCCGAATATGAAAGATTGTGTGAGCAATATGGATTTGAGCACATTAAAAAAGACAATATAGGAATTTGTGGTGGAAGACAATTCGTCGCTGAACATTTTGCAAATACCGATTTACAATATATGTGGTGGTCAGAGGACGATATGTTTTTTCAAAACAAACCATACGAAACTTGTAGAAATGGGTTTAATAGATATACACCAAATTTATTTGATAAATGTGTTGAAATAATGAATAAGGAGAATTTCGAATTTCTTAAAATAAATTATAGTGAATTTTATGGTGACAATGGGACTTGTTGGCCTTGGTATAATTTACCACAAGAAAAAAGAGTAGAGTTTTTTCCCGAAAAACCAAATTTACCTGTTAGTGGTTTAGATCCAGAGGCTCCAAAAACAAAATTTAATAATATTAAATCTCATTTAGGATTGCCATATGTTGATGGGGAAATTTATTACTGTAATTGGACTCACATTATAAGTCAAGAAGGTAATAAAAAAATGTTTTTGGATACAAAGTGGAGTTACCCTTTTGAAAATACATGGATGAGTCATCATTACCAACTAACAAAGATAAATCAACTAAGGGGAGGATTATTATTACTAACTCCAATTGAACATGATAGGTTCGATCATTACCCCAAAGAATTAAGGAAAGAATGTTAATTTAGTATTTTATCACTTTTATTATATGAATAATTTAAATAAAAGTATTTATATGTAAAAGATTTAATGGAGTGGTTCATAAAGAAAAATTCAACATTACCCGTATTAAAAATTAACGTCATAAAAGACGGTAGAAGTGATTACGATAGAACGATGAGGTATCTAAATGAAACCGACATATTCTTTTCGATGGTTGATACTCAAACTGGAATCCCAAGAATTTCAAGCAGACCTGCAGGTTTAATGAAAAAAGAGCAACTTAGCACAAGTGCCGAAACGGAATATTATGTTTATTATCAATTCACGCCTTTTGACACAAAAAAAGTTGCAAGATATAAAGGTCAATTTTTATTCAGAAACGATACAGGTATAATGACGTTACCTTTGAATCAAGATATATTTATAAACGTTACGGAAAGTTTTATAATAGATGATGTGGAATTTCAATCTTGTTATGTTGTGGACTTTCCTTGTTGTATTGGGGGTTCGTTACCCTTTCCTCCGTTTCCAGTTACCACAACAACTACAACAATAATATACACCACCACAACAACCACTACTATCTAGTATTTATAGTAAAAGATTAAATGGAATTTACAATAGCCCAAAATTCTACCTTACCTCTTCTTAAATTACAAGTTGTGAAAGATGGTATTCAGAACTATGACTCTATGATGGAGTTCATAGAAAGGTCTTCCATTTTCTTTTCTATGGTTGATACCACAAATGGTTTATTCAAAGTATATACCAAAACCGCAAGTTTTGTGGAAAAATTAGGTATGGACCCTAACTCAACACCAGAGTATTATGTGTATTATAGATTCACTCAACAAGACACTAGTAAAGTTGGAAGGTATGAGGGTCAATTTTTATTTATAAATGAAACAGGAACTTTAATCTTACCAATAAGAGAACCACTTTATATAAATATTGTTGAAAGTTATATTGCAAATGATTTAACATATAACGATTGTTATATTTTACAATACAATTGTTGTGTTACCCCATTTCCAACACCAACACCAAGTCCGACTAGAGATTTTATTTTGTCAATGACACCAACCCCAACCCCAACAAACACACCAACACCAACTCAAAGTCCTGTATAATTTTTTTGTAACTACGAATTGACAAGAGTAATTTTCACTCCTATATTTATTTACGAAGGTAAATGTCGACCTTATTCGGCAGCTAATACACCAAAAGTAAATAACCATGATATCACAAGAAGAAATAGAACAATTTCTTCAGGGAAATGATCCTGAAGAATTCATCGTATCGGTAGAATACGATTACTTATCCGACAAAATTTTCAAAATAAAGGAAGTTCCTGGTAAGGGAAAACAAATCCAAAAAGATACGTTAATATCTTTTGCATGGGTTGGGGATCTACGAAATCTCAACTTTTATTCAAAATCAAAAGCATTACAAAAAGAAGCCATGACAAAACATGGTATCATTATAGAAAAACTACGAACTGACAAAAACGAGCGTTTAGAGAATGGTTTAACCTTTCTTGTTAAATCCATGAAAGGTTATAGAAACCTTATTCAGTTTTTTAGAGAAGGTGGTGTTGATCCTTGGGGTGAAAATGTAAGAGACCTCATCATGGTATTACCTCCCGTTGAGCAATACCTTATCTCAAAAGAAAAACGACTATTCAAAGGATTCGAGGAATACAACGACATCACAAGAATGGTATTTGACCTTGAGACCACATCTTTAGAACCTAAAGATGGGAGAATCTTCATGATCGGAATCAAAACAAACAGAGGGTTTAGAAAAGTTATTGAGTGCACTAACGAAGATGAAGAAAGACGTGGTATTACTGAGTTCTTTAGAATAATAGAAGAACAAAAACCTTCAATTCTTTCAGGATACAACTCATTCAACTTTGACTGGTATTGGATTTATGAAAGATGTAAAATCTTGAATCTTGATATTAAAAGAGTTGCAAAATCTCTAAACCCTGAGAAATCTATTTCACAAAAAGAGTCCATGTTGAAACTTGCAAACGAGGTTGAGAAATTCACTCAAACTCAAATGTGGGGTTATAACATTATTGATATTCTACATTCTGTTAGAAGAGCCCAAGCAATCAACTCAAACATCAAAGAAGCTGGTTTGAAGTATATCACCAAATATATTGAAGCTGAAGCTCCTGATCGTGTTTATGTTGACCATGATAAGATTGGATCGATGTATCGTGAAAAAGAAGAGTATTGGTTGAATATCGAAAATGGTAAATATAAGAAAGTAGGTGTAGACCCAAAGATTGATGAGGTTTGTGGTAGACACTCAAATGTTTACATTAAAACAACGGGGGACGACATTATTGAGCGTTATCTTGACGATGACCTTGAAGAAACTCTATTGGTTGATGAAGAATTCAATCAGGGATCATTTTTGTTGGCATCACTTCTTCCAACAACATATGAAAGAGTTTCAACGATGGGAACGGCAACATTATGGAAAATGTTGATGTTAGCTTGGTCATATAAACATGGACTTGCAATTCCCGCTAAGAACGACAAAGGGAATTTCGTAGGAGGACTTTCTCGTCTTATTCGAACAGGTTACTCGAAGAACGTATTAAAACTTGACTATTCGTCTCTATATCCATCTATTCAGTTGGTTCACGATGTATTCCCCGAGTGTGATGTTACAGGTGCGATGAAAGGTTTATTATCATACTTCCGTAACACTCGTATCAAATACAAACAACTTGCTGAGGAATATGCGTCAATAGACAAAAAGAAATCAACTTCTTATGACCGTAAACAATTACCAATTAAGATCTTCATCAACTCGATGTTCGGTGCCTTGTCAGCCCCACAAGTATTTCATTGGGGTGATATGGATAAAGGGGAAATGATTACTTGCACAGGTCGTCAATATCTTCGTATGATGATTCACTTCTTTATGGATCGTGGTTATACACCCCTTGTAATGGACACGGACGGTATTAACTTCTCGGTTCCTGAAGGTGTGGAAGAAAGACGATATGTTGGTAAAGGTCTAAACTGGAAAGTAAAAGAAGGTAAAGAGTATGTTGGTGAGGAAGCAGATGTAATGGAGTTTAATGATCTTGCGATGAGAGGTGAGATGGCACTTGATACTGATGGACAATGGCCAGCTTGTATAAACTTGGCTCGAAAAAACTACGCACTTATTACCGCCAAAGGTAAAATCAAACTTACAGGAAACTCAATTAAGTCTAAGAAAATGCCAATCTATATTGAGAAGTTCTTAGATACGGGAATCAAACTTTTACTTGACGGTAAAGGACAAGAGTTTGTTGAGTGGTATTATGAATACATACAACAGATATTTGATTTACAAATTCCTTTAATGGACATTGCAAACAAAGCTAAAGTAAAACAAAGTATTGACGACTATGTTATTCGTAGTAAACAAACTACAGAGGCTGGAAGTCTAATGTCTCGTCAAGCACATATGGAACTTGCAATTAAAGAAGGTCTTAATGTAAATCTTGGTGATGTAATCTTCTATGTAAATAACGGAACTAAGGCTTCACACGGCGATGTTCAAAAAGTTAATAAACCAAAGAAGGGTTGGTCACAAGAACATATTGACACTTACGGTGGACCTATTCCTGAAAACTTAGAGTCAATAATACAACTTAATTGTTATCGTATTGACCCGTTAGATCTTGAAAGTAACCCAACTATGAAAGGTCAATACAATATCCAACGAGCAATTGCAACATTTAATAAGCGAGTTGAACCATTACTTGTTGTATTCAAACAAGAAGTGAGAAACGGATTGTTAGTAAAAAACCCGGAAGATAGACCTTTTTTCACAAAAGAACAATGTGAATTAATTAATGGTCAACCGTTCGAGGAAGAAGATCAAGATAAACTTGAGGATGTAATGGAAATTTCTGAAGAAGAAATGTCTTTTTGGAATAGAGTCAACATTAGTCCATATCACATGTATAAAAATGCGGATGAATATATGTTCAGATATCTACCAAAAGATGATTTATTCTCCTTTGAGTCCGTCACTTGATAAGATATACCAAATACCATTAACGTTTTGAAACTCAACACATGATCCTTTTCCAAGTTCCAATTCGTCCCATTCATCATCAATCCTTCCCATGTCAGGAGTTATTTTACAATTGGTCAAAGCTTTTATTGTGATTTTCTCTGTGGTTGTAGAGTCAAGTTTAATTTTCGCACTTTCAGTATCTCTGACTATAATTAAGTTTTCACCTAAAGTAGAATAGAATGATTCGCTTAATATGACATTTTCGAAAGTGTCTAAGTTTAAAGACCTTGACCCACGAAATATGGTTTTTCTTGTTGGGTTGTTTTTTATAATCGGCATAGTAATTATATTACATAAATTTGTCGAGGCATTGCTCTAAACTTAAGTTGTTTGTTAAGATTTTCGGCCAATAATGCTTCTCTTTCCATTATTTTTTCTGGTCTTAATCGTGTTAGACGACCATCAGCACCTATAAGTTCTTCAATAAGTTTTGTTTTTTCGTCTTTACCTTCTGTTGCCAAACTTTGCCATTCCATAGTTAAATCACCATCAGGAGTTTTTAGACTTCCACTAAATTTACCTCTAACTTTAGAAAGTGTTTCTTTACAGTATGCGACAAACCATCTTCTTACCCAAACTTGTGCTGGATTATTTAATTTATACCAACTTAATTTGTTGTATGGAACATCAGAAGGTAACAAAATAATATCAGGGTTATCGGCTAAACACTTGTCTCTATCACCTTGTGTGGTATCATAATACCAATACCAAACTTTACCTTGCATTAACTCAGAATTACCAAAGTCAAATTTACCACCAGGTGTGTTCAACAAGTGTAATGCTTTTTTTCCGCCAGGTAATGCTGTTATATAATAAGTTAAATCTCCGGCAATAATTCTTTTTTGAATGTTTATTTCTTGCATTCTAAGTAACATATCAAATGCCGGCATCAAAAAGTAACTACCCGACATATTTCCTATTTGAGCATATCCTGCGGGTCCTGATATACCACCACCTGCAATTCCACCAAACGCCCATGGGTCAAATAATAGATTATTCAGTGTTGGCGGTGTAAACCACAAAACTTCATTTACTTCTCTTCCTGCAGGAATTTCGTAAATCTGTTGGTTAGGAACTAATTGGACATAATCTTTTTTTATTTCCCAATCACCACCTGCTTGTAGTCCGACAATTTTTGAATATGCGTATGTGTATCTTGTTTCGAAATCCAAACTTTTAGTAATAAAAGCCCTTGATAAAGATTGAGTGTCTAAATTTAGATTATATAAAGATGTCCATTGTGATTCTGTAAGCCAATCTTGAACATATTGTGAATAATCGTCTATTGAGTATTCTAACAATGTGTCCATCATTTCGTCCTCTAATTCTACGGATCTAAGTGGAGCACCTAAAAGGTGTCTGACTTTTTGATAAAATTCACTTCTTTCTGGTTCGTTGATTATTGCCATGAGATATTTTATTTATAAATATCTTAAAAAACTATTATGTAGTCGGGCAAGTAATAAGTTTTTTTTCTCCTTGGGGAATGTCTAAAACAACAGATTCTAAAATGTCTTTATCAACAAATTTATATGCCTCAACTTTATTGTATTCCGGTTTGATCCTGAAACGTATTGATAGTCTTTTTTCATCACACCCCCTTTGACCTTTGTTCGACCAATAAAGTTCAATATACTCTATTGGTATAATTATATCGTTCGAATAAACCATACCTGAAATTTTATTTCTAACACTATCAAGATAGTTTTTTGCATTTTGATTTGTTTGTAACCAAATAAATATTTTATCAATCAATTCATTATATATATCGATCACTAATGGTTTGTCATTTTTTAAATTACTTTGTTTAAAAATTGAGAAAAATTCCGATAAATAACTATCTATTGCGTAATCCATGTTTTTTGCCTCAAGAAATGATCCTTTAGGGAACATAACGTCACCATTTTCTTTTTTTAAATCCATAGCAACTTCCATATCAGATTTTAAATTCTTAGTTGTATTTTTAAATGAATCTGTCAAACATTTTGTAATTCTAAAAAAATTAAAATTCAAAGTTTCTTTTTTATCTCTAATTTTGTGAAGTGTCTGTATAATTTTGTCTTTAGCGTCATCACCACAATTATAGTTAAGTTCCAATTTTGTTGCTTTTTTAGTAAAGTAAGGTGTGTCTGTAAATCTTAATTCGTGTTTTTCATGTTCTTTAAATTTTATATAATCTAACATCGCTTCTAAATCTTTAGGAATAACATTCTTATTCTTAAATTGTCTAAGCACTTTTTTGGTATATTCGTTATCAAATCTTTCGTCTTCAATGAAATCCGCAACCAATTTTAAAAAGTTTGCAATTTGATTAACATCAGGAAGGCTCAATTTAATTATTGTAGGAAAAACACCAACAGATATTCTAGAAAAAAATTTTCTCATTTTAGTTAAACTTTCGTTTATACTATCCTCAATCATTTTGTTGTTGAGTGACCCAATAACTTTTTCTAATTCACAAAAAGGTGAATCTGTTTTACCCCTTGATTTTACCGACCTACACAATTTGGAAACCATAGTTTCGTTTTTATTAGTATTTTCGTTCAAAGATTTTTTTTCAGATGTTTCTAATTTACTCAAGTATAAATCATTCACAAATTCCCAATTAACAACATCCCAAAAATTGTTTATATATTCATCACGTTTATTCTGATACTTTAAATAATAAGCGTGTTCCCAAACATCCAGACCTAGTATAGGAAACCCCCCTTTTTTAACAACATTCATTAAAGGGTTATCTTGGTTAGGGGTGGACATTATTTTTAACTTACCATCTTTAGAAAGATATAACCAAGCCCATCCTGAACCGAAACGATCCTTGGCGGCTTGATTGAACTCATCTTTCATTTTTTTAATGTTACCAAAATCTTTTTTTATTTGATCGTATATTTCACCTTTTGGGATTTGTTTTTTAGGTGATAACATTTTCCAAAACAACGCATGATTAAAGGCACCTCCGGCATTATTTCTAACGGTATTATCAAATTTACTTATAGATTTGATAATCTCCTCTAACTCCATATCACCACTTTCGTTCTTAAGTGCCTTATTTAATTTATCAACATAACCCTTATAGTGTTTGTTATAATGAACATCCATCGTTTTAGAGTCAATAAATTTTTGAAGTGAAGAGTATGAGTATGGTAATTTATCAATTCCAATTTTTTTCATCTCAGCAATCAAACTTTCTTTGATTAAAGATTTTTCGTTTCGTTGTATGTTTTCTCTAATTAGAGTTAGTTTATTTTCTAAACTTTTATATTCATACATTCTCGGTTCAAAATCAGGATTTTCTTTTTCAAAAATTTTAATAAGTCTTCCTGCAAAAGCATTCGCCTCATCTTCATTTTTACCACCAATGTCCGGACCTTTTTCTCTTTTTAAAACATCCATTTGATGTTCGTGAACCCATTCGTGAGCTAAGGTTCTCATGATGTCTCGATTCATTCGATCACCAACTAAGACTTTAATAACATTATCCGATCTTCTACTACCTGTTGACATTTCACCTTTTTTTTGATTTAAAAAAATTATTCTTAAATCATTTTTTAAGGGAAATTCTCGTTGCAAAAGTTTTATGAACTTATTAACAAAGTCAGAATGTTTTTTAAAATCTTTATTTTCGTAACTGAATGATACTTTCATTTGTATGAACTTTTATTTGTATAGTTCTTGTAGTAATTGATCTATGGTTGTGAAACTATTGCCGTTTACTGTCATAGTGGTGTCAATAAGTAATATACCTTTATTGGTTGGGACGTGAGACTGAGTTTCATTTATAATTTCAAAATTACCTTCAAATATGTAGTCAATGTTTGATAGTTTAAACCCATTTTGGATTTTGGTTAAATTATTCATATATCTGAACGATTACTCTTTTATGACCTTGATTGTCTGGTGTTGTTGATGAGTTTTGGACCGCAAACAATAAGTAATAATCAATCGCCGGATTAAATGGAACTAAAGTTATAGTTCCTGAAGTTAAATCTGTGCTTATACCGTTTGACGGGTTATATACGTATAAATTTGTTCCGTCAAAAAAGAAATTTCTTTCAAACCTTTGGATATAGACTGTCGAGTTCATTGCTCCCGCGGTTCCCAACAATGTTGCTCCTGTTAAACTATTAGAAGTGTTTATGTAAATTCTTGCGGTAGATGTTGTTGATCCTGCCGTCTTAGTTAATAAATTACGAATATAAATTGAATTGTTTGTGTTGATTGTTCCTGCCGGTATTAAAACAAACGCACTAATCTGATTTGTAGTTCCTATTAAATTAGAACCAACTTTAGTAGATAATGTTATTGGGTTGGCAACTCCAGTTATGGATATGTTTCCACTTCCAAGTAAAGAAGTTCCGTTTATTGTTTTAATATTTGTCCCACTAACTAAAGTATTTTGTTTACTTAAAAGTGAAGTTTCTAGTGATGCGTCAACAGCATCATTTATTGAATCTTCCGTAGAAATTTTTGTTTCTAATGATTCGTCTATTGAATCCAACGAATTAAGTTCTTCACTTAACCCACTAATCTGATCTTGATCTAATTTTGTTGGCATAATTTATCTATTTCTAAATAAATATCACCTTTTGTTGATTAGGTTTAGTATTTCCTCAGCAACATCACCAACATTTTCAGGTATTTGATCACCCATCACGGTTCTGATAATTTCTTTTTTCTTGTTTAAAATATCATAAATCACACCCTCAATTGTATTTTCATATAAAGGATAATATACCAATACATTTGATTTTTGACCATAACGATAGGCCCTATCTTCAGCTTGTGCGTGTTCTGCGGGAACAAATGATAAATCATTCATAATAACAACCTCAGCAGATGTTAAAGTTAAACCAACACCAGCGGCCTTTAAATTACCAACAAAAACTTTTATTTTATCGTCATTTTGAAATGAGTCGACGGCTTGTTGACGAACTGAGTTTGAACAACTACCATCTAAATAAACCGCTTGTTTTTTAAAATGTTGATAGATTGTTTGAAGTGAGTCTGTAAAGTTGGTAAAAATAATAACTTTCTTTCCTTGTTCTAATATGTTTTCCGCAAATTCAATTGTTTGTTTTGTTTTTTCATTTGCAATTACTTTTCGAACTTTCATTAATTTTGAGAACTGAACGGTAAGTGATGAAGATTCGTCAGGATTTCTATCATACCAATCATAGTATTCACCCATTAGATTTTCATATTCTTTTGATTGTAATCTTAAATAAACAGGTGTAATAATTTTATCAGGTAAATCTAAAACCTCTTCTTTTAATCTTCTAAGAATTTGTTTTGAGGTCCGATCTCTTAACTCTTCTAAGTTAGATGCTCCTGTAACATTCCACACTTTTCTATTTCCCGCCTTAAACTGATACCCTTGACAGTATCGAATGGCATAAGCCATCCAATTCTGCGCGACAGGGCTTTCGATGATACTCAAAAGATTGTAATAATTCATAGGTCGTGAAGTCATCGGTGTTCCCGTTAACAACCATACTCTATTAATCTTTTTAACAAAACTATTTATGATTTTTGTTCTTTGAGCTTGAGCATTTGAAATCATATGAGCTTCATCCAAAATAACTAAATCAAAATTGCATTGTTCTAATAAGGTTGGTTCCTTACTTTTTGGATCGTGAAAGTTCTTTAATATGTCGTAATTGATAATCACAAAATCATGTTCGGTAGAAAACTTTTTTCCTTCACAAATAAAAACAGAACGATCTGAATAATTTTCAATTTCTCTTTGCCAATTTATTTTTAATGAAGCGGGACAAACAATTAATATTTTTTTGGATCCTGTTTCTAATGATGCAATAATTGTTGAGGTTGTTTTTCCAAGGCCCATGTCATCGGCCAGAATAAATCTTTTTGAACCTGCCAATTTTTCAATTGCAATTTTTTGATGATTTAATGGTGGTCGGTGAGAATACTTTGAATAATCAATTTCAACACTTTGGACATTATGTGTTTTGATAAGTGCTGATTTGGGAACCCAAAATTCGGACAATTGGTCTTTTTCAAAAAACTTTCCCCAAATATGATATGATTTTTCTTTTTCTACCAATAACTTTTCTATATAAATCTGTGAAGGAGTCTCTAACAAATATTTTTCTTCAGCAAACTTTTTAGAAAAGTATGTATCCAAATCAACCCACTTTCTTGCAACCTTTGGTGTTGTTTCAAAGTAATTCACAATATAATCCGCTTGAGCTCGGGTGGGGTAAAACTTTTTGGATGTTTCTTTTTTTTGTTTTAAAAAAAGTATGTAGTTATTTGCACCACTATAAGAATCAAGCAGTTCAAGAGCTTTGTGTTCAACTAAAGACGATATATTATCCAATTCAAGTCTTTTACTAAAAATAACAATAAAATAAATATTTATCAATAAAACAACCAAATGAAAAGTAATGTTCCTATAACAAGGTTAGGTAAATTTTTTGGAGATCGTGATTTTGAATTGGAAATCGGTATGGGTCAAGAGTGGTTGATCGGAGACATGAACTATACTTGTGTTTTATACAAAATAGATAGAAACAAAATTAAAACCGATGATGTCTATGGTGAGGTTGTGAGTGACGGAATAAAATTTTTACCTCCTGTTGAGTTTAATGCTCAAGTTACAATTGCGGCACCCGAAAACAAATTTATTGGGACATCAACAAAAATGGATCAGGTCGAGCCAGGAAACATCACAATATCGGTTTATTTAAAAACTTTACAAGATTTACAAATCGATATCGACTTTGGTGACTATATTGGATATTACGATAGTGAAAACTTTGTTCGTTATTATACGGTTGTAAATGATGGTCGTGTTGTATCAGACACAAAACACACATATAAAGGTTTCAAACCATTTTTTAAGACCATAATCGCGGCTCCTGTTGGACCAAATGAATTTAGAGGATTATAATGAAAATAATAATTAAAGAATCTCAAATACAGTTGTTGAGACGACTACAAGATATTGAGAAGTATGTAAATTATGCAATTAAAACCGCAAAAGATTTATATAAAAAACCAAAAAATTTTGGTATTTATGAATCAAAAATTATCGGATTGGTTAGACAGTTGTTAGAACAAAACCACCCAAAAGTAGAATATAATTGGCACGAAATTACAATTTTAATTTCAGGTCATTTTAACGATAAATTACAACAAGGTTATAAAAATTTCAACAAGTAAAATGGCATTACCAAAAAAAGGACCTGTTAAACCTACTTTACCTTTGACTTACCCGAAAACTCTTTTACCAAGACGGGAACAAATCAAAGATATGATTACAAAAGATGGAACGTATCTTCCTAAGTCGTTACTTCATGCTGATTTGGATCGTGGGTTTTTAGATTTTGTGAAAGAAAAATTCAAAATAGTTTCAGAAGGTGTTAATATTCCTGTTGTTGATATTTTGGTTACAACACAAAATTGGTCTCAGTTTGTTGAAACTTGGGATTTTCAAAACATAGACAAAAATTTAGAACCCCCTTTTATTACTGTTATTAGAAGTCCTGAAGTAAAATACGGTAATAATCCTGCTGTTATGTATAATATACCAAACAGAAGAATGTATTATTATATGGAAGTTCCAACATGGAATGGAAATGTAGTGGGCGCTGATATCTATAAAATACCACAACCAGTCCCAATAGATTTAAAGTATTCTGTGGCAATTGTTTGTAATAGAATGAGAGAGGTTAATACATTAAATCAAAGAGTAATGGAAACTTTTGCTTCTCGACAAGCATATCAAACAATCAACGGACATTATATTCCAATTATTAATGATGGATTCACAGACGAATCTTCAATGGACTTAGAGAAAAGAAAATATTATATTCAAAAATATGATTTTACAATGATGGGATTTTTGATTGATGAAAATGAATTCGAAGTAAGTCCTGCGATTTCACGAACTTTAACCGTAATAGAAGTAGATCAAAGAAACATTAAACGACCACAGAAAAAAAGAGAACCAGTTGAGTTAGAACAAATTGTTTTAGAATATCTTAGTGGATCCACATCTGAAGAATATAATTTTGAATACACTTGTAATTTGTATTTTACCCAATCAACTAATATTGATTCTTATTCTGTTTATATTAATGATGAATATTATGGGGACGATGTTGATTTAATTCAAATTAATACAAATGATATTTTAAGAATTGATATTATTGTGGGAATGGGATTGGAAATTCCTAAATTGATTTTTTCTCAAAAGTTAGTTTAGTCCTCTCCGTATATGTCTTTTTTTTCTTTACACTTCTCCAATATTAAAGACTCTAAAAATCTATACATTTTAATTCCTCTTTTGTCGCAATATTTTTTTAGGACTTCATGAACTTTGGAGTCTATTTTTAAATTTTTTATCTTCTTGTTGTCGTCCATAGGGTTGGTAGAAAAAAGGCAGAATAAAATCATACCATAATATAAATAGTTTTGTAGATGTAAAGTTTTTGGTGTTTTATCAAGTATTTATAGAAAAATAAATAATTTAAAAATAATACTTAACATGGCAACTAACAGTAAAGTTTTTGTTTCTCCAGGTGTTTACACCTCTGAGGTTGACTTAAGTTTTGTCGCTCAAAGTGTCGGTGTAACAACACTGGGCATCGTGGGAGAAACATTGATAGGTCCGGCATTTGAGCCGATCTTTATTAGAAATTTTGATGAATTTCAAACAGTATTTGGGGGAACGTCTCCTGAGAAATTTATCAACACAACAATACCTAAATATGAGGCCGCTTATATCGCTCAAGCATATTTACAACAATCAAACCAATTGTTTGTAACAAGAATCTTAGGTTTATCTGGTTATGATGCGGGACCTTCTTGGTCTGTAACAACAGTAGCGAATGTGGATCCATCAACAGTAGGTTTATGGTGTTTAAGTTCAGTCACAAGCACCGCAACTTGTGAAACAACTTGTGTTGATTATTATGATGAGGTATATTCAATCCCTTTCACCGGATGTAATAATGATATATCAACAATTTCATATCTTTCATCTTTCCCGAGTGAAATTCAGGATATTTTATACCAACAATATGAACAATTCAACGGAGGAACATCAACATTAGATGATAATATACGAAGTCTTATATTTGATGTAATCACCAGTTCTAACCCATTTGTTGCTGAAGATGAATTTATTTCTTACTTCGGTTCAATTCCAACAAATGATTATGACGTATTAACAAATGCAGGTTGGACAGCATCTACAAATGTATTTGGTGTTCCATCGGTTTCTTTAGATGATACTAATTTATTATCTCCTTTAAATGACGCTTGGTATTACGCATTATTCAACACAACAGGAAATACTAATTATAGTGGGTATTCTTTCTTTACATATGTTTCAGGTTTGACTTTATCCCCTATCACAACAACAACAACGATAGTTCCATCTACAACGACTACAACTACCAATCCTTGTGTGACTCCTGTTCCAACAACAAGCACAACTACAACAACAACTTTACCTGTAAATTGTTACTCAGGTAATTTATTGTTAAAAGTTTATTATTATACAGGAACTTCTTATAGCGATTATGATAATGTTGTTGTAGGAACGCTAAGATCAAGAGGTGTTGCGACTTATGTGAATTCTACTAACCCAGCGTATTCTGTAACAGGAATTACTGATGTTACACTGAATATGACAGGACAATACTCAGGGGTTCTTAAAAATCCATATTCAACTTTTGGTGTTAATGTTGTTGATAAGTTCGGAACATCATATTTCTTTGAAACTTCTTTCACACAAAATGATCCTGAATATTGGTCAAAAGTGTTTGGTGTTACTAACTTCCAAAAACCAAGAATTGAGGTTCCAGTATTTGCTGAAGAAAATTTCCAATCATGGTTAAACTTCGCATGGAGAAAAGGTTACATTAAAGGTTTGAACCCCAATTTAATTTCATTAGATTCTGCACAAAGTGGAGATCCTGACTCAATTGGTTGGTATTTAGATAAATGGCAAACACCAAATTCACCATTTGTTGTTTCAGAATTGAGAGGTAATAAGGTATATGACTTATTTAGATTCTACACAATTTCTGATGGTGATGGGGCAAATACTTTAATAAAAATATCTATTGTTAATCAAACATATAGTAATCTTACGTTTGACGTATTGATTCGTGACTATTTTGATACAGATGCCAATCCTGTAGTATTGGAGAAATTTACAAACTGCACCATGGATCCAGGTCAAAACAACTTTATCGCCAACAAAATAGGAACATTGGACGGTGAATATATGTTGAATTCTAAATACGTAATGGTTGAGATGTCAGAAGACGCACCGATAGATGCTTTACCATGTGGATTTAACGGATTTAATTTTAGAAATTACGCAGGAGCTCAATCACCTTTCCCAATTATTAAGGGTAAATATGACTTCCCAGGTGAGGTTATTTACAATCCTCCATTTGGTTTATCATCAGGTAATGACAATGCTCTTGTTAGTCCAGGAGATAATGTTAGAAGAACTTACTTAGGTATTTCGAACTCTTATGGATGGGATCCGGCTTACTTTGAATATGTTGGTAAGAGAAACCCAATTAATTCTTGTGATATTGAAGGTTTACCATTCAATTACAGATCGGCAGGTTTCCACATGGATGTAAATGCAAGTGGTTTAACAATCGGACCTGAGTTCTCAACAAGTGGAGATCCAAGATTTATTTGTGGTAACTCTCCGTTCATTACTGAACCTGAATTACCAACAAATGCATATTATAGATTGTTCGCACGTAAATTCACTTTATTAGTTCAAGGTGGTTTTGATGGTTGGGACATTTATAGAGAATGGAGAACCAACGAAGATAGATTCCAAATTGGTAGATCAGGTTATTTGAATGGTGCATGTCCATCTACAAGATACCCGAACGCAACAGGTTGGGGAGCATTTAAAGAAATTTCTTTAGGTGATGGAACACAAAACTTTGCAAATACTGACTACTACGCATATCTTTTAGGACAACAAACTTTCGCAAACCCTGAAGCAACAAACATCAACGTGTTTGTAACTCCAGGTATCGATTATGTAAATAATAGTAATCTTGTGGAAGATGCGGTTCAAATGATCGAGTTCAACAGAGCGGATTCACTATATGTTTGCACCACACCTGATGTTGATTTATTCTCACCGGCTAACTCAGGAACTGATATATTTATCTACCCAACTGAGGCTGTTGATAATTTGGATAATACAGGAATTGACTCTAACTATACCGCAACTTACTATCCGTGGGTTTTGACAAGAGATAGTGTGAATAACACTCAAATTTATATCCCACCGACAGCTCAGGTAACAAGAAACTTAGCGTTGACAGATAACATCGCATTCCCATGGTTCGCTGCGGCGGGTTACACTCGTGGTATTGTAAATTGTATCAAAGCTCGTAAGAAATTGACTCAAGAAGATAGAGACATTCTTTATGTTGGTAGAATTAACCCAATTGCAACTTTCTCAGATGTGGGAACCGTAATTTGGGGTAATAAAACTTTACAAGTAAGAGAATCGGCTCTTGATAGAATTAACGTTAGAAGATTGTTATTACAAGCTCGTAAATTAATTTCGGCAGTATCGGTAAGATTATTGTTTGAACAAAACGATGCACAAGTTAGACAAGACTTCTTAAATGCGGTCAATCCTATCTTAGATGCTATTAGACGAGATCGAGGTTTATATGACTTTAGAGTGACGGTTTCATCTGATCCTGAAGATATTGATAGAAATCAATTGACAGGTAAGATTTACATAAAACCTACAAGAGCTCTTGAATTTATAGACATCACGTTCTATATCACACCAACGGGAGCGTCATTTGAAAATATATAAGTTGGTTTAAATAAAAAAATAGGGGGAGACGATGTTCTCCCCTTTTTTAATATTAATAATATTTATTGTTATGAGTTATTCTAGTAAAGTAAAAAAAATTATATCAGAAATCATTCAAGACCAATTAAAACCAACTATGAAATATTATGCATTTGATTGGGATGATAATCTAATGTATATGCCAACTAAAATATATTTAAAAAGTGACAAGGGAAAGGTTGTTGGTATGTCCACCGAAGATTTTGCGGAGTATCGATCTGAAATAGGAAAAAAACCTTTTAAATATGAGGGGAACATAATTGTGGATTTTGACGATGATGCTTTTAGAGATTTCCGTGTTTCGGGTGATAAAAAGTTTATGACCGATGCGATGACCGCTCAAGTTGGTCCGGCATGGTCCGATTTTGTTGAGGCGGTTAATAACGGTTCAATTTTTTCTATAATCACCGCTAGAGGACATACCCCAAGTGTTTTAAAAGATACTATTCATAATTTAATTAACAAAAATAAGTATGGTTTAAATAAAAAAGAAATTGTTAAAAACCTTAGAAAATATAGAGATATAACTGATGAGGAGGATTTAACAGACGACGAACTTATAGAAACATATTTAGAAATGTGTAAATACCACCCCGTTAGTTTTGGTGAAGGTTCGGCCGCCAATCCCGAAGAACTTAAAGTAAGTGCAATGAAACAATTTATGGAGTATGTAAAAAATCTATCTCATAGACTACAAGAAAAGGCATATTTCAAAAACAAAATTTCAAACTACTTTACACCTTATATAGGGTTTTCAGATGATGATTTAAAAAATGTTCAAGCAATGAAAAAGCATTTTGATGATGAAAGTGGATTAGATATTTATCATACTGGAGGAGGAGAAAAACTAAATTTGAGTAAAATACCGGACTAGTTAATATATAATTTGAAAAATATTGGAAGTAAATAGAAAAAATTTATTTTCACAGTATTTATAATAAAAAATAAAACAAAATTAAAAAATAAAACATGGCTGATTTATTAATGAAAATGCCGATTCCCTACGAGCCAAAAAGGGAGAACCGATGGATTTTGAGGTTTCCATCATCACTTGGTATTAACGAGTGGTATGTTGAGACGACATCAAGACCTAAACTTACTATTACACCTACGGAAATTCAATTTTTAAACACATCAACCTATGTTGCTGGTAGATTTACATGGGGTGAACTTCCTGTGACTTTTCGTGATCCAATCGGACCTTCAGCCTCTCAAGCTGTTATGGAATGGATTAGATTATGTGCTGAGTCAGTGACAGGTCGTATGGGTTATGCTGCGGGTTACAAAAAGAATGTTGACCTTGAAATGTTGGACCCAACAGGAGTTGTTGTTGAAAAATGGATATTAGAAGGGACATTTTTAACTGGTTATGATGGAGGATCCCTAACATATTCAAGTGACGGTTTAGCAAAAATTTCGTGTAATATGAGAATGGACCGTTGTATATTGGTATATTAACATAATATTTTTTTCTATTTCAAAGACCTATTCACTTTACTAGTGGTAGGTCTTTTTTATTTTTATAATAAAAAGAAATATGGAAGAAGATGTATATAAAGCAGGACAAGCAGAATTTAATTTACCACACGATGTTGTCCAACTCCCATCGGGAGGAATTTTTTACAAATCAAAAAAGAAATCGGTTAAAGTTGGTTATTTAACTGCGATGGATGAAAATATTATTGCAGAAGCCGACTTTAAAAAAAGTATTCAAGAAAGTATTATTCTCCCTTTACTAAGAAACAAGTTATATGAAAGAGATCTTAGACCTGAAGAATTATTAGACGGTGATGTTGAAGCGATACTTCTTTTTTTAAGAAATACATCTTTTGGTCCTGAATATAAAATTTCTGCGATAGATCCGGCAAATGACGAAAAATTTCTCGCAACTATTCTATTAGATGAATTAAACATTAAAAAAACTAACGTTCATCCAAACGACGAAGGTCTTTTAGAAACAACACTTCCTGTGTCAGGAAAAAAAGTTAAATTAAAATTTTTGACTAGTTCTGACAAAGTAGAAATTACAAGAATACTACAATCTTATCCGTCTGAACGAACCGCACCTTCTATCACTACAAAACTATTATATCATATCGTTGAGTTGGATGGGGAAAAAGATAAATCTAAAATTTCAACCTTTGTCCAACAAATGCCAATTGGAGATTCAAAATATATCAGAAGATTTTTATTAGACAACGAACCTAGATTAGATCTATCACGAGAAGTAATCGCCCCGTCAGGAGAAAGAGTAATGGTCGACATTACTTTTGGGGTGGAGTTTTTTCGGCCTTTCCTATCAGTATAAAACTGTAATCTTAGACGAGTTTTATTATTTTTCTAGAATATTTAGAACACAATATTCTGAGTTTCTAAATATGCCAACTTACGTTAGAAAGTATTTGGTTAATAAATACGTGGAAGACAACAAAAAATAATTCTTAAAAAGGTATTTATTAAGTAAAATACTATGGACGAGGACGAATACGCAAGACTACAAGACGAAACAACCAAAGCGAATGCTGATTGGACTTCGAAACAGACCAAAATGTTTTCGGACATGGCCAATTCTACAAATACAACTTTTAATGCCTTTTCACTCAACATGAATGCTATTGCAGGTGAAATTAACAATACTTTTAGTTCTTTGATAGATGCCATGAATCCATTGGATTCAGACGCTTTTAAAGCCATGGATGAATATGGAACCAAAATACAACGAACATTTGGTTTGGCTAAAAACAGAATGGATGAATTCAAGGACACTATAGCGAATGCGGGGCCCGAACTAATCAAAATGGGGTTAACTGAGTCAGACATAACTACAAATATGACAAGTATTATGGAGGGGTTGGGAACTACGGCAAGTGTTACAGAAGATGCTATTATAGAAGTAACCGCCGCTGCAGAAGTAACTGGACAACAAGTAGGGACATTAGCAGAAAACTTTCGTGGTGTTGGTGTATCAATATATGATGTAGGTGAAGAAATGAAAAAGGTTACGGATTACGCCAGAAGCGTAGGTGTGTCAGTAAAGGGTGTTTCAGAAGGAGTTGTTTCTAATTTGGCCAAGATAAATACATTTAATTTTGAAAATGGAGTTGTAGGATTGGCTAAAATGGCTGCCACTTCGGAAAGGTTGGGAATATCAATGGACAAAGTATTTCAAACTGCCGAAGATTTACTTAGTCCTGAAAAAGCAATAGACATGTCATCGGCACTTCAAAGACTTGGTGTTACATCATCAGGATTACTTGATCCTTTAAGAGCTATGGACATGGCGCAAAACGATCCTGAAGCCCTTCAGAAAGAAATGGTTAAACTTGGACAGGAATTTACAACATTCAACGAAAAAACAGGAAAGATGGAAATTTTACCTGGTGCAAAACGAAGAATGAGAGAAGTGGCCTCTGCCGTAGGAATGACTGCTGAAGAATTTTCGAAAATGGCCTTAAAATCTGCAGATTTCGAAATGAAATTAAAACAGATCAAAATGCCTGACATTGTTGGTGGTAATCAAGAAACTAAAGAACTAATAGCGTCCATGGCACAAATGAAAGATGGTGTTGCGACTATTAAAGTAAAAGATTCGGAAACAGGAAAAATTGAAGAAAAAAAGGTAGAAGAACTTACACCAGACGATATAAAAGAATTACAAAAGGCAAACGAAGAGTCCTCAAAGAGTATTGAAGATATTGCGATGAATCAATTGGATGAAACTAAACAAATTAAAAATTTGTTAGAAAGTGGTGTAGTTGCAACAAAGTTTGCAAAAGCAACTACACCAACATTAAGTAAGTTTTATGGACAAGTATCAAGTGCGTATAAGAATATTGCAAAAAGCACTGCTGACGTGATTGGAACCACACAACAACAAAGAAAGGCTCAAGAATCAATTTACCAACCTGTTTCAGGAATAGTTCAGGGTGGATTATCGGGAGACAAAGAAATGATGGTGAAATCAACAAAAGAATTAGATGAAAATATATTCAAAACCTTAGGTGATTTTGAAACAAGATTCCAAACTTCAGTAAATGAAACTCAAATGAAAATTGTCCAAGATATACAAACCGCATATTCAAAACCTCTTAAGGTTGAAGCAAAGGCAGATTCTAACATCAATATTGGGTTGAATGTTTCTGGAGCTAACCTGACTTCTGCAGATATTGATAAAATAAAACAAGCTATGTTGAATGATCCTACGTTCGCAACTCAATTAAATAAGATATTAGCCGGTGGAACCGTTTCTGCATCAACAGGAGGAAAGAACACATAGTGATATTTTATTATAAAAAAAACTAGCCTATTATCTATTTATAAAATAAAAAATGGCTGAAAGTTTTTTGTCTTTTGGTAGTTCTGAATCATTCAGAAAACAATTGTTGGTAAGAAACTTACCGGCATATAACGTTCCTGGAAGTTACGCTTCACCGGGAAACCCAATTAATTATGAAACAAACTTAACGGTTTCAAACGTAATTGATTCCCCAAATAATTATGTCTCAACAAATCTTTTTGCAACAGAATTATATCCCCTTAATGAATATGGACCCGAAGGTGGTTTCGGAAGTCCAATAGGGTTAAATAATGTTGCTTCAACCAACAACCCTGAGGGAACTAATCAAGGACCATATTATCCAAGACAAGGAACAAACTTAGATGT